TTATAATAATGAATCAATAGATTATCATTATAAAAATCCATCAGTAAATAAATTATTAAAAATTTGTTTACAATATTTACCAGAACTTGGTATAAACGGAGTTATTCAAGGAGATCTTCTTTTTACTGATAACAAAAAATATCAGGTAGTAAACAATGAAAGTGTCATTTCATTTCAACCAAACACGATTGTTTACACTATTCCTGTTTCATCACCAGTAGGTAAAAAAATACATAGGGCTAAAATGGGAATAGTTTTCCATACTTCATATAGTGGTTCGTCTTTACAATCTATGAATGCCATCTATGGAGTGAATATCAAAAATTTTAAAAATACTGATGATGTGTATTTCGCATCAGCTACTTTTACAGATGCTGATGGTGTGGCTAGATTTACAGAACAAGAAAAGGCAAAATTTCAACGTTTAATTAACAAAACTGAGGGATCTTTAAAACAAGCGAGTGGATTTTTAAATGTAATAAAGGAACAAGGTGAAGGTCGGTTTATGATGAGTGTTATGTTTAAAAAATTTATGAATACTTTTTACAGAGATAAAAATAAAGTCGTTAGTAATGTACAAAATATAGTTCGTGAATTTGAAGCCTTTTATACTAAGGAATTACAAATAGAAATTGTCACAAAAAAGACAATAGTTGCTCGAACTAAATATACAAAGATACTAGCGGAGGGATTAATTTTTTTAAAAGTTAATTCACGATCCCTGTATTTTACCATTGCTTCATATATGAACATAATTGAAGCTAAATTGTTTGTCATAAGAAAACTAGAAATGGTCAAAACTCTAGGAACTTTTCTCCGTACCGATAATGGTTATCAAGTTACAGCTCCTGAAGGATTTGTTGCTATTCAATCTGGTAATGCTTTAAAATTAGTTGACAGACTAGAATTTAGTCGTGCCAACTTTACCGCAGCTAAAAACTGGGAACAAAGATGAAATCATTTTTGCAATTTATCTCTGAGGCGGAAACGCAAGCGTCATCTCAAGCCAAAAATATGGGTTTGAGTGGTGATGGTCATGGCGATTGGTACGA